AATTATTTTTTAGATGATGCTAAAGATTTATGTGAGATACAAGGATGGTATTATCAATACCGAGGAATGAATTCAGTTCCTTTAAAATTATTGTTAGCTTTAAATAACTGGGAAGCGTGGCGTAAAGGTGCTCATTTAAATCATTTAGAAATAAGAAACATTTATGAATATTTAGGATCTAATGTATTACCTGGATTTAAAAAAGGTAAAACATTACAGTCTGAAGAAAAATATACATTAAAAGGATGTCAAGAAAAACACGGTTTAACAACAGAAAAAGTTTGGTATGAATCCTTTGAAGGATTAGATACCATTACAGAAAACTACATTCGTAATATGAGGGCGAATGGAGAAAAGATAAATAAAAATCCTCGAATTATTATGTCAACAATACACGGAGCGAAAGGAGGAGAAGCGGATAAAGTCTTGCTTATGCAGGATCTAACCAACGCAGCGTTAGAAACGTTTAGTCACGACCCGGATGAACTACATCGATTATTTTATACCGGAGCGACGCGCGCGAAGCGTGAATTGCACGTATTAGATCCAAAAGATTTTGATCGAGCTTATATATTATGAAAAAATGGTTAGAAAAATTTGAAATGTGGAGTCTACTTTATAGAACAGAACTTGTATTATTTAGTCTTGGATTTATATTAGGATTTATAATTGGAATAATTCTTGTATGAGTGTGTGGGATAAACAAATCGGTGGAAAACATTATCAGAAATTTTCCATTCAGCCAAGTAAATTTGTTGTAGAGAATAAGTTGCTTTTTCCGGAGGGGTGCGCTATAAAATATATATGTCGTCATCCCTTTAAAGGAAAAAAAGAAGATTTGCTTAAAGCAATTCATTTTATTGAGATGATGATTGAACGGGATTATCCTGGGCCCGCTAAAGAAGAAAAGATTAAAACTAACTACTGGGGAATATTGAGGAGAGACAAGTGAGAACGATTCAAACACCTTTATTTACTCCAGAAACTGAGTGGGTAATGCCAGAAGAATTAAAAAATCTAAAAGGCGCAAAAGAAATTGCTATTGACTTAGAAACTTATGACCCAGAATTAACAACATTAGGGTCAGGTAATGTCATCGGAAGAGGGCATATTGCTGGCGTTGCGGTGGCCGTAGAGGGCTGGTCAGGTTATTTCCCTATACAACACGAGTCGGGTGGGAATATGGATAAAACTTTAATTATGAAATGGTTAAAGGATATATTGAGTCAAAAAAATACTACCTTTATTTTTCATAATGCAATGTATGACGTCTGTTGGTTAAGGTCCTATGGCCTTGATATTAAAGGGAAAATTGCAGATACAATGATTGCAGCATCTCTAATAGATGAGAATAGATTATCATACAGATTAGATACTTTAGCTAAACATTATGTAGGTCTAGGTAAAGATGAAAAAATTTTACAAGAAGCGGCTAAAGATTATGGTGTTGATGCTAAGAAAGATTTATGGAGATTACCCGCGATGTATGTGGGTCAATATGCGGAGCGTGATGCGGAAGCTACACTTAAACTTTGGCAAAAGTTACACACTGAATTACATAACCAAGAATTAATAGATATATTTAGATTAGAAACGAAATTATTTCCGTGTCTTATTGATATGAGATTTAAAGGAGTAAGAGTTGATTTAGAAAAAGCCAACAAAATTAAAAAAAATCTAATTCAAAGAGAGAATAAGATTTTAAAAAGAATGAAAGAGCTTACGGGTATTCACATAGAAATTATGGCAGCCAGATCTATTGCCACAGCTTTTGATAAATTAAAATTACCTTATGATAGAACTGAAAAAACAGGAGCTCCTTCTTTTACTAAAAACTTTTTACAAAATCATCCACACGAATTAGGAAGAGCTATTGCAGAAGCAAGAGAATTAAATAAAGCTCATAGTACTTTTATAGATTCAATTACTAAACATTCACATAAAGGAAGAATACACGCAGACATAAATCAAATTAGATCGGATCAAGGTGGAACCGTGACAGGAAGATTTAGTATGAGTAATCCAAACTTACAACAGATTCCAGCGAGACACCCAGAACTTGGACCAATGATTAGATCTATATTTATACCTGAAGAAAAATGTAAATGGGGATCATTTGACTACTCACAACAAGAACCGAGAATTTTAGTACATTACGCAAAACTACAGAATTTGCCCGGAGTACACGAAATTGCAGACGCATACAAGGCCGGAGACGCAGATTTCCACCAGGTCGTGGCCGATATGGCAGGCATAAATCGGAAGCAAGCCAAGACGATTAATTTAGGGCTTATGTATGGAATGGGTAAAAATAAATTGATGGCTGAACTAGGATTAATGAAAGAGTCAGCTGAGAAACTAATTAGACAATACCACGCAAGAGCACCTTTTGTAAAACAACTAATGGATAATGTATCTCGTAAAGCAAATGATAGAGGAAAAATTAGAACTCTTTTAGGAAGAGCGTGTCATTTTGATTTATGGCAACCAATGCAATTTGGTGTTTTTAAACCTTTACCTTTAGAAGCTGCAAGAAAAGAATATGATGAGCCTTTAAAACGAGCTTTTACTTACAAAGCATTAAACAAATTAATACAAGGATCAGCGGCAGATATGACTAAAAAAAGTATGGTAGCTTTGTATAAAAATGGTATAATACCACACATTCAGATTCACGACGAGGTAGATATTTCTGTAGAATCTGATAAAAAGGCAGAAGAAATAGTTGAAATAATGGAATCAGCAGTTGAACTGCAGGTCCCGAATAAAGTAGACTATGAAGCAGGTGCTAATTGGGGAGAGATAAAATAGGAGACTATAATGGAAAATGTTATAAACCAAGCCAAGCACATCTGGACCAACCATAAAAAAGTGGTTATTGGTGCAGCAGTTATTATTTTAATTGCAATCGTAGCAATATAATTTAAAATCAATTTAAAATATGGACAAAGTTTGTAAAAACTGTGGTCATTCCTGTCATTGTATGGCAGGAGATCACACTGATTGTAAATGCGTTAACTGTGATTGTAAAAAAGGCAGAGCGGAAGATGAGTCTTACGAAAGCCGAAAGCAAGCAGCTGATGCAATTAATGATAAATATGGGGTAGTAGTTGACGACACTAATGAATGTGAATGGTGTCAGTGAACGATAAACTAATTACCCCCCTACTCATTGAGGGAATGAAAAATGAGATACAACAGTTTAAGGGCTTTAAAGCTTTTAAGGGCACGAAGACAAGCCCGAATAAGAATGGTAAAAACAGAAAGATGGGTTCGATATATCACTATATTTCTGTTTTTTTGCTTATTACTCGCAGTTGGGGAACCAGCTTACGGGTGAGCCGTGCATAATTTCCCCTACGACATCCAAATGACTGGAATGTTTGTCTTTATTACGTTATATTTAGTTTTGGAGATTATATTTTAATGGCTGATAAATTAATGACATTATTGGTTGGATTGCTCATAGCCCTAGGTGGCTGGAGTCTTTCCCGTACCTTTGAACTTTCTACGATTCAAGCAGTACACGAAGATAAGGTTGATAAATTAGAAAGACAAGTTTTAAAACTAGAAGATCAAGTAGATAAGATGATGGATTCAGATGAAGATATTATGGATCAACATAAAAAATTATTTAAAATTTTAGAACAAGGAGATTCTCCTTCAGGGAGTTACAATTACTAATGGCACTTAAGATTTCCGAAGAAGCAGCAGTACAAATGCCGATGAAAACGGTTGCTAGTTTGATTTGTATGGTCGCGATCGGGACCTGGGCTTACTTCGGTATTATTGAGACCCAAAACAAACTTTCAACACAAGTAGAGTTAATGACGAAAGACTTAACTGAGAACACAGAATTCCGTATAAAATGGCCTCGGGGCCAGCTGGGCAGTTTGCCCGCAGATTCTGAGCAGTTCATGATGATCGAGGATCTTTACAAATCCGTGGATAAGTTAAATACACATATCGAGAACATGGCTTTAAATAAAGTCAACATAGAATTTTTAAGAAAACAAATGGATAAAGTATTGGAAGATATAGAAAAATTAAAAGATGCCAATAGAGAAATTCACTATAAGAATGGAGCACACTAATGAACCCCGAAGTTACTTGTGAGAATTGTGGATGTCCATGCCACTGTAACTGGGAAAAACACTCGACATGGGGAGGACCACCTAGTAAGTATAGTGGAGAATGTGATTGTCCTGCATGTGAATGTGGACAACCATCAGAGGAGGAATAATTTATGGAAACTGTCGTTGCCCTTTTAATGTTTGTAAATTTTGAAATTAAGGAACACCGTATTCAACCCTCAATGGGAATGTGCCTTCGCGGGAAACGTGAAGCAGAGAGACAGTACAGTGAAACAGTGTCTTATAAATGCATCAAGGCTAAAGCTGAGACAGAGATTTATATGGGTGAAAAATCTATTAAAGCGTTAATATTAGAATAATGAAAAAAAATTGTAATCAATGTAAGGCAGAGTTTGAAGCCAA